CCTCTTTTTTGCGTAAGTATTGCAACGGTTTGTTTTAATTGGCAAGAATATTGTACATTCTTGGGGCAGTTATTACAACTCTCAATATTGCACAAAAATTATTGCCTTTTTTCTCCGTTCCCGCCTATTATGGCCGCTTTCTCGGTTTATTCGTTCTGCTTGCTATTTCTTGGCGCACATTTTTAGCGCACGACCGCCGAAAAATGCGGTTTATCTGCTATATTTCCAGAAACTTTCTTTCCACTCATTCAGCCGCTTTTCCTGCTCGGAAAGATAACAGTAAATCCCGTATAAGGCATCGTAATCATCTTCGCAAGGTGCGCTGTCCCCCTGCGTCATGGCCACCCAGCTTTGCCGCACGGATTCAACGGCGCAATGAATTTGCAAATGGATTTCCTCAAGTTCGATTAACCGGCTCATAGTTTCTTCTTTCATGCTTTTCCTCCTTGTTTTATCAGCGGGCGGCTGGTATAATAACTGTACCGGCCGCCCTGTGGTGGTTGGTGGTTACGGCTCTCTGCGCCTTGCTTTGGTCGGCGGTGGCGCAGAGGGCTTTTCTAATGCTTCAATGAGAGCCATAATGCAGCGGGTGAGCTGCACAGCTCCGGCGATGGCTATGATGGTCTCCATCATGCGATACAGAAGCGGCGCGCGGTGGTGGTCTTGGTGAACTGCTGCGCCAGATCGGGAAGCGCCTTTTTCAATGCGCTGGTGTCGATGCGGGAGGAAGTCACGGCCTTATAGGTCACTTTCCAATCCGTGCCGCTGATGGTGTCCACGCCCTCCGCGTCCATGTGGGCCTTGATGCTGTCCGTGATGCTGTCGATCTCGGCGGCCAGCTCGTCCGCCATGCGGCGCAGCTCCCGCAGCTCCTTGATCTTGCTGTCCATTTCGTTGATGCTCATTGTGTTTACCTCCATTTTTTACTTGCAAGGGACACGGAGCCGGGGGCCTTAAACATCTATGCTCTTCGGCAATCTCAATCTCTCTTATCCGTTCCGGCTTTTATCTTGCGTTCTTGGTTCGGCTTTCGCTTACTTCGTCCGCCTTGCCGTGTCCCTTGCTATGGTCTTATTATAGCATATAGATATCTATATGCAAGTGGTAAAGTGCATAAAGATATCTATATTTATTTGGCGATTTTGCATATAGATATCTAATTTATTTTAATATATAATCTGTTGCAAGGAGGTGAAAGCATTGGGCGGAAAAAATAGTTACGAAAGCATCAAGCGATATGAAGACAAGGCATACGACAAAGTTCTTGTGCGGATGCCAAAAGGCCGGAAAGATGAAATACAGATATTCGCAGCGCAGACCGGCGAAAGCGTAAACGGCTTTATCAATCGCGCCATTGGTGAAGCTATGGGAGAAAGCCCACAGCAGCCCGCAGGAGCGCCGCAAGGCGATGGGGCTATCCTTACCCCTGCCGCACTTAAAACGGCGCAGGAGGCCGCACAGAGGGCCGGGGAAACGGTTCCCGCGTTTGTTGGCCGTGCGGTTGAGACGCAGGCGCAACGCGACAAGGTTATGCAAGCAATGAGGCCGAAAGAAAAAGCCCCGGATAAATCCGAGACTTAAAAAGAAGGGCGGGGGCTATTGCCCCCGCCCTTTATATGGAGATTATGGCACTATTTACACACTCCCGCGCCCTGGTACTTTAGGGCGCTGCCTGCCGCTGTACTTCGGGCAGGACTTCGCAAGGGAACAAAGGATAGGCAATCCCGCCGCCCTTGCTGCCTGCTGCCGGTCTTTCTCCGGCTGGTGGCCTTTGTATCACTGCCTCCGTTCAAAAGTTCTCGATGATCTCGCCGGAAAGCTGCTCCCACCATTCGCCCATGCTAAGCGTTACGCCGGGAGTAGGACGCCGGTTTCCGCTGCCGCCGCGCCCGCTGCAATAATTGGCGGCGGTCATCATACTGTCCCACGCTTTCAAGGTCTTTCCCGTTCCTTTGGCGCAATCCTGCGCGAGAACGGTTAAAGCAACCCTGTCTTTTCGGTCGTTGGTGCTGTCTGCTGCTTCCTTTGCATAGTGACCGATCAGCTTTAGCATGGTCGGGTTCCCGTCGTATCTGTCCGCAAAGCCGAAATAATCATCTACCGACAGAACGCCGGTTTTCATCAGCTCCACGGCGTTGCTGTCAATGGCGGAAGGATCAGCAAGGTTGCTTGTCTGTACTTCCTTTTCCAATGTGCGGCGGAGGTCTGCGGCCTTTGCGTCAAACTCTGTCCAGATGCGGGCCGTTTCTTTGCGCAGGCTGTTTTCCGCCTCTTGGAGCTGGAGCGTGGCAATCTGCCTTTTCAGCGCGTCCGGGCCTGCGTCCTGCATGGCTTTTCGTGCCTGCTCTACTGTGTTATACGCGGCGGCGTATTCGTCCCGGGCCGCCTTGAAAGCGGCGTCAAGTTCTTTTGCAAAATGGTTAAACTCGCTCATTCTTTCGTTCCTTTCTGCTGCAGGAAAAGGCCGCAGCGCCCATTCTCATACATGGCGCAGGTATCGCCGCAAGCCAAATGCGCGGGTAGCGGGCAACGCTTGCCCGCCTGCGCTGTTCCCGGCTTGCACTTGCCGCCTTTGAAAAAAGTACAATCGTCCTCTTTGCATTGCGGGTATAAACTGCCCGAAAAGGGACAATCCTTTTTCCCCTTGACCGGCTGCGGCTCCTGTGGCTTGTAAACGACTGTTCCCGCCGGAACCTCCCCGGCAGTTGTTACGATAGTCGGCGCATACTCTCGGCATCCGCGCCCGAACTCGCGGTATCTTTTGCCGTGTTCATCTACAATGGGAAATTCATTCAAAACGTCCATAGACCATCCTTTCAAGTTCTTTGATGATTTCTCTATGCTCTTCTTGCGTTGGCGGCTTTGGCCGTCGCTCAAGCGGCTTATGTAGTGTCCCGGTTGCCGCTAATTCCAGTTCTTCAAGGACGCGGGGCGTAGTATTCCAATATGCGGCGTACCTCGCGCGTTCCGTGTCCGCTAACTCGCCATAAATGCGCCCTTCTGCAATCCAGCGCAGAACATCGGGGAAGCTGTCGCCCTCTTGCTGTAGCTTTGCAAGGCGGGCTTTAATACTGTTATTCAAGGGCTTTACCTCCGATTTCGTCACTCTCCAGCGATGGCAATTCCAACTTGCCGCGCTCAATGGCTTCGTCAATAAGCTGGTAAAGGCTCAAGCTCAGCCCGTCCACGCCCTCGATTGGGTGCGGATAAAGGACAATGCGCCGCCCGTCATGGGTATATGCGCCGTGCTGCATCAGGTAGTTAAAAGGATCTTCTTTTGTGAAATACTCGCCGCCGCCCTCGACAATAAAGACGGTTTCGCCCCCTGCATGAGATTTTAGAAACTTGCGCAGGGCTGCAAGGCGTGCATCAACGGTTGCCATTTAATTCCTCCTTCCAGCGTTCCAGCTCTCGCAACTGCTCCAAAATGTCGGCCTGTTCGGTCAATTTCAGAGAGTAATCAATAATTGATTTAGCCGCGGTGATCCGCGCTTGTGCCGGTATTTCCTCGTCCTCCATGACCGTTTGCAGGGTGCTTAATGCGGGCATTAAAAGCGCCTGCGCTTGTCTGGTCGCATCTTCAATCACTCCGGCGAATGCTTCGCGGTATCGCTGGCAAAACTCCGGGTCTTCAAAATAAGTCCGCATGGTTCGCTCTGCAATTCCTGCTGCTGCTGCTGCGTCTTTCTTGCTTCGAGAAGTCAGAAGAGCCGCAAGCAGCTTTTCTTTATTCGGGGTCAATCGTTGTCACCTTCTTTCCCGGCATCGAATTTCTTCATTGCTGCGTGTGCTGCCGCCACGTCTTCCGGGGTCATGTCTGCGCCTGTCAGATAACGCAGGACAAGGGCTGCTGTGTCCAGTTCATCAAACCATGCAACGGTCCCTCCTTCTGCCGTTTCGATGAAATAACGCCTGTTCTGCGCCATATGGCAGTAAAACATCGTCATTTGTCTTCACCTTCTTTCCCGCCGTTTTCTGCCGTTTTCTGCCTGTCAGATTGCGTTTTCTGGCGGCAATAGATCCGCATAAAGTCCGCAAGGTTCATTGTTACGCGCCACACCTCGCGGCTTCGGCGGTGGAATACGGCGGGTAAGCCGTCCTTGAAATGTTGGCTGTCCCTTTCGGCCTGCTGCATCCACTCCGAAAGCCTGACTTGCTCGCAGCGCTTCACCTCGATATGGACACCGGGCAAGCCCACAAGGTCGGGCACTTCACCAAAGGACATAGACCCGCCGCGCTTGATCTCGTACCCATATTCACGGAGAACGGCGGCAAGCTCCCTTTCACCGTCTGCGCCTTTTCGCTGTGATGCTTTCCCGCTCGTGTCTTTCACCCCTTTCAATAAAGCTCCTCGTAAAATCGGAGTTCCCTAATTCTTCCGCTGAAAAAGTGGTTGATGTTATAATCACAATTCCTGTACTTCGTTGCAAAGTGCCTATCGATCATGGTGCAATAGCTGTCCGGGGGAACATCCTCACAATAGCCGCGCTTGGTCTCCTGGTCGATATAGGGCATATCTTGGCATATCCGCACGATCTGGCTTGCCTTGATAGGCGGATGCGGCCTCCCCATGTGCTTTTCGTACTGCTCGAAGTAGTACGAAAACACGCTCAAGGCGTCTTGCAGAGTATAGACGCTCGGCGGGTACACGCTCGCGGTTATCCTTGCGAATTTCTCAAAATCAAATGTCATAAAACGCTCCCTTATACAAAAAAGAAGAAAAATTGAAAATATATAATATCGGCGGCGGTGTGCGCGCAGCGCACCCTTATACATGGCGTGGAATGACTTGTCATTCCCTTTTACTTTTCTGGTTCTTCTTCTGTTTCTGGTTCTGTTTCTGGTTCTTCTTCTGTTTCGCTCGGGATCGGTCGATATCATTCGGTATCGGTCGATTTGCCTTTTCTTGCGTTTACTCGCTGCTCGTATCGCTTCCATGCCTCTTCCATATCAGGGAAAAAGGCTGAAAAAGCAATTTTTTCCATTGGTTGCAAATTATCGGGAATTTCGCAAGTTTCAAGATATTCCCAACAAGCAAGGAGAACATTGACCGCAGTTTCCGGCGGCAACTGCTTGATAAGTTGGCGCCGCTCAATCTTCAGCTTAAACCAACTCGGGTGTTTTTCTTTTACAGTTTCCGGATCAGTTGCCATTTGCTTAAACCTCCATTTCCAAAGTTGCTTTCAAAATTATATTTTCAGCTCTTATTACGGCCTCTGTTTTTTCGCTGGCCGGTATGATAATGCCCCGCGATTCCGACAGAATATTTTTATACGCTGTGCCGACAGCTTCATCAGGAATGGTAAAAAGATCATCACTTAACTGTCTGATTCTGTGTCTCTTTGCCCCCCGCTCTGTTTCCATTAGCATTTTTAGCTCCTTTCTACGGCATCCGCCGCGCATAGAATTTCTTTCGCCCTGTGCCGCATGGAGCGGACAAAACGCGCCTTTTCTTCCTCGTTCGCGGGGAGATAATAGCCGGTCACATTGTCGCTCAATATGGCCGTGCCCGCTCGTCTCTCGGCGGAGATCATAGCCCGGACGGTTCGACCGTCGAGGCCGGTCATTCCCTCCAAATCTCGGAGGGGAACGGCGTTAGCCTGCCCGTGGCTCAAAAGGTCAGTTATTTTCATTGGCAAGGAATCTTTCCAGCTCGTCAAGGTTGACAAGCGTATAAGTGTAGCTGCCGTTAACGGGCTTGATTGTTCCATCTTTCACCCAGCGGCGCAAAAGTCGCTCGTTGATGTAGCTTCCGGGGTCTTGCGCCTTGATCTCCGCGACTGCTTTCGGAATAGTTCTAATTCGTACCATGATAAAGCTCCTTTCGGGTTAAAAATAAAAAGTGCCTATCGCTCACGCACTTTTACCATGCGTAAGTAATAGGCACAAAGGCACACGCAAAAAGGGAATTTCTCGCCTTAAAGCTTCTTCGTTCAATTTTCTTTATTATATCACAAAACGCGGGATTATGCAAGAGTTACGCCCTATTTTTATGCAAAATAGTTTCGCTGATACAATCCGCCGTTTTGTGTCGTGCTTCGTCTATGGCGTGTGCGTATGTGTCAAGCGTCGTTGATACATCGGAATGCCCCAGCATCCCGGCCACGGTCAGCACGTCCACGCCGTTTGAAAGCAAAACGGAAGCGGCGGAATGTCGGAACAAGTGCGGGTTAATATGGGGGAGGCCGTGCCGGTCACAAAATGCGGTCAATTCAATATTCACATTTCCGGGGTTCATCGGCTTTCCGTTCCATCTTGGAAATACCAGGTTGCTATCTTCCCAAAGATCGCCCAGCCGCAGCCGGTCTTTTGCCTGCTCCGCCCATAGCTTGCGCAAGAGGTCAATAGCTTCATCTGGGAGGGCCACGCGGCGGCTGTTGTCGGTCTTTGTCGGCCCGCTCTGTATGCCTGTTTCGGGGAGATAAATCATGCTTTGATTTATCAGAACTTCCCGCCGCACAAAGTCCACCTTGTCCCATGTCAGCGCAAGGGCTTCCCCTCTGCGGCATCCCGTGGAAATAAAAAAGGTTATCAATGCGCAGAATGGCAGCGGCTCCCCCTCCAGGGCAGCAAGAACGGCTTTAAGCTGCTCCGGCTGTAAAGCCTTGCTTTCACGAACGCGCTTTTTCTTTGGCAGCGTTACACGCTTTGCGGGGTTATATTTGATAATCATTTCTTTGTAAGCTTGTTCAAGTACCGTGTAAATGATCGCGTGATAGTCTCTGATCGTCCCGGGGGATAGTGGCTTTTCGGCTCCCGTTAAACTGAAAAGATCCTTTCGGCCTAAGTTCTTTTCGATTATGGCGGCGTTTTGGCGGCTGATTGGCTGATTTTTACATAGTCTGCGGATCAAATTTCCATAGACACCACACGACCGCGCGAAATCGTTGCAAGTTTCCCCCTCTGGTATAAGCTCTTTGAAGTCCACGGCGGGCAGCGCGTACACTTGCCATCGGCAGGCCCCAGGCTCGGAAAACTTCTTGTAAAGCTCGGTTAGGTGCTTCGGCCTGATTTCTTGAATGGGGATTTGCCCTATATACTCATTGATCCGCGCAGTTTGCCGCCGGACGCGGGCCAGCGTTTGCGGCTTGTCCCCGCGCTGCTCCCTTATGGTGTAGCAGTATGCGGCGTACTCTGCAAAGGTCTGTTTGTTATCTGCTTGAAAGCCGCTCATTAGGTCTTGTTCAAACTCTGTTGCCACGCGCTGCAATTCTCTGTTGAGTTCTCGCGCGGTCATGGGCTTGTCCGGCTTCCATGTCTTATAATGTCTGATTTGCCGATCGAGGGCATCACGGCCCAGCGTGACCGTGATTTTATACGCCGTGCCGTGTTTCCCCTCTATCTTCCTAATGCTCGCCATTGTTTAAGCTCCTTTCCGCTCCTTGATGTTCATTACCCCCTCCCATTTACATTTCTTGCAAAAGGTTGTGACGCCATTACAAACGGCATCGGGGGCCAGCTTGTGCAGCTTTTGGCCGCAGACCGGGCAACAATACCACAACTGCCCTTTTACCAATTTCACCACGCCGCCGCTCTCCTTTCTTGGCGCACATTTGGCGCACAACTTCGGCGAATAGGCGGGAACGGCTTGCAATTTTGGCGCACAATTCAAGGGTTAAACCCTCTTTTTTGCGTAAGTATTGCAACGGTTTGTTTTAATTGGCAAGAATATTGTACATTCTTGGG